TGGACCAGCAGAAACAAATAATAGTCTACTATGAAAGGGCTGTAACAAATGAACGAGCGGATTAAGTTGTTGCGGGAGGCCTTGCAGGACATCGTGGATGTTGCCAACATCTCGGACGGTTCGGGGTGGTATGCAGAGGTTGCCCGCAAGGCGCTCGAAGAAGATGGGGCCAAAGATGAGTAGTAAGAAGGAAAAACCTATTCCGCGCACTACTAAAGGTCCAAAAGCGAACTACCGAAAGACCAAGGATGGCGCTGGAATGAGTAGGGATGGCGTTAACGCTTATCGTAAGGCCAACCCCACCTCAAAGCTGAAGACGGCTGTTACGGGCAAGGTAAAAAAGGGCAGTGCGGCGGCAAAAAGGCGTAAGTCTTATTGCGCTAGGTCTGCCGGTCAGATGAAGAAGTTCCCAAAGGCAGCAAAGAATCCAAAAAGTCGATTGAGACAAGCTCGTAAAAGATGGAGGTGTTAATGAAGAAGAAAGGTTTGTGGGCTAATATAGAAGCTAAGAGAAATCGAATAGCTTCGGGAAGTTCCGAAAGGATGCGGTCCCCGGGTTCTAAAGGGGCCCCCACGGATAAGGCCCTTAAACAGTCGGCTCGCCCCGTTAAAATGAAGCGTGGTGGAATGGCTACCAAGGGCTGTGGTGCCATGATGGCCGGTAAACGTAAAAACTTTACGGTTGCTTAGATGGACGGGATATACCTTGCAGAGCATCTTCTGAAGTCCATCAGGGAGCGTCGGGACCGCATCATTGAAATGATGGCGGCGGGCCATGTGGCAAGCCAGGAAGAGTACAAACAACTTGTTGGCAATGTGGAGTCATTAGACTATATAGGACAGGAGTTGAGAGAAATCTTAGAAAAGGCGGATTAATGTCTAAAAAACCTGACAAGTCTGATAATTTGGTCTCTATAAACCCGGCGTATGTTTCTCCGGAAGAGAAAGTGTTAGATCCCAGTAAACTGGATCCGGACACTCTTGGCCGACTACCCTCACCCACAGGGTGGCGTCTTTTAATTCTCCCTTACCGGGGGCAAGGAAAAACGGGAGGTGGAATCCTTCTTCCCGACGCTATTGTGGACCGTGAATCTGTAGCCACCGTCTGCGGGTACGTCCTTAAATCGGGTCCCTTGGCCTATAAGGACGAGAAAAAGTTTCCTAGCGGGCCGTGGTGCAAGGAGAAGGATTGGATTATCTTCGGACGGTATGCCGGAGCCCGTTTCAAGATAGACGGCGGCGAAGTTCGTATTCTAAATGACGATGAGGTCATTGCGGTTATACAGGATCCCGAAGACATCCTGCACTTTTAACATGGGGAAGACCATGCCAGAAGACTTAGTTGTAGACCTACCCGATACAGGGGATTCTGTTGAAGTAGAGATAGAGCCCTTGGAAGCTGCCCCCGGCGAAGAAGCCATGGAGGCTCCAGAAGAAGAGCATCTGGAGTACAGCAAGAAAGTTAAGCGCCGTATCGACAAGCTTACTAAAAAAGCTCGCGAGATGGAAAGACAGCAGACAGCCGCCGTTGACTATGCGAGGGGTATGCAGGCTGAGAACAACGAGCTTAAATCTCGCGTTCGGGACCTGGACAAAGGGTACGTTGCCGAATACGGAGACCGGGTTGCCACACAGACGGATTCGTTGGCCCGAGACCTTGAGACTGCGATTGCTACAAATGACACGTCTACACAGGTTGAATTGAATAAGAAGCTCGCCCAGTTAGCCATTGAGGAAGAACGTGTCAAAAATGCCCAGCAGCAGCAAAAACTGGCTGCCCAGCAGCAACAGCATCAGGAGCAGCAATACCAGCAACAACAGCAGTATCAACAGGCTCCACAGAACAATGTTCCCTCTCGGGCTGACCCTAAAGCGACCACGTGGGCCGAGAAAAATCCATGGTTCGGCGAAAACGACGCGATGACGTTTGCGGCGTTCGGGATACACAAGACTTTGATCGAAGAAGAACACTTTGACACAGAGAGCCCAGAGTATTACGATGAGATAGACAAACGAATTAGAGAAGCTTTCCCCCACAAGTTTAGGGGTTCGCAATCTTCTACAGAATCTCGGCGTCCGCAACAGAACGTCGCCTCTGCAACTCGCTCCGGATCATCTGGGCGCAAAACAGTACGGTTATCTCCAAGTGAAGTTACAATAGCGAACAAGCTTGGCGTTCCTCTGGATCAGTACGCAAAATATAAACGCTAGGAAAGATTATGACACAAGAAGACCTTGATCGAACCCCTCGCGCCTCTAAGACTCGAACGGCAAAACCCCGAAGACAACCTTGGAGACCCCCATCCGTATTGGATGCACCCGACCCGCCAGAAGGCTATGTACACAGGTGGATTAGAGCCGAGATTAGGGGCTTTGACGACCGAAAGAATATTTCCGCTCGAATGAGAGAAGGGTGGGAGTTGGTCCGAAAAGAGGAATACCCTGATTTTGAAGCCCCCACCGTTGATAGTGGACATTATGAAGGCATTTTTGGTGTGGGAGGCTTGCTGTTGGCTCGAATTCCTCTAGAAATCGTTGCCGAGCGCAAATCATACTTCAATCAGATGAGTTCTGATGCAATGACTGCGGTTGACAATGATCTTATGAAAGAGACTCAGCATCATTCGATGGCGATTCAGAAGCCTGAACGACAATCGCGAGTTACATTTGGAGGCCCTAAACGAAGTGACGGGTAGGGCTTATTGTTTTCACCCCTTTTGCTTTGAGGAGCATTAGAAATGGCTAACACTAACGGAAGCTTTGGCCTCCGTCCGCTTAATAAACTAGGCGGCGGAGCCAATTCCACGGGGCTTACTGGGTATACTCAGTATGAAATTGCTTCAGATAACACGGGCAAACTCTACCACGGGCAGATCGTTGTACCCCTCGCTTCGGGATATATCGACCATACATCTAATGCCGCTGGTGGAACTGTTAGTGCTCTGGGCGTATTTCAAGGTTGTGAGTATGTTTCCAGCACCACCGGTAAACCCACCTGGAGTAACTACTGGCCCGGATCGGGAGCGGATAGTAACCACCCCGTAAAGGCCTTTGTTAATGACGACCCAAGTCAGTTATATGTAATTGCAACTGACGCTACGTGGACAAGCAAAGCAACGGCACGCGCAAGTGTGTTTTTGAATGCAAGTACTTCCACGGGAATTACGGGCACGGACACTTCGGGCCTTTCCTTGGCTCGTTTGGCTATTAGTACCCTGGCGACAACCAACAGCTTGACGCTTCGAGTCATGGGTTGGGTTGAGGATCCTCTCAACGAGGATTTTGCAGCCGCAGGGATTGGCGCAATCGTTCGGTTAAACAACTCCTTCAATGCGCCTACGGGCTCCATTGCTGCGGGTACTGTTTCGACCACTGGCGTATAGGAGGGTTTAGAAAATGGCTATTAGTAGAGCACAACTCGTAAAGGAGTTGGAACCCGGCCTGAACGCATTGTTTGGAATGGAATACGACCAGTATGACCGAGAGCATGAAGAAATCTTTTCCATGGAAAGCTCAGACCGAGCTTTTGAAGAAGAGGTTATGCTGTCCGGTTTTGGTGGCGCTCCCACTAAATCGGAAGGAAGTGCAGTCTCTTTTGATGACGCGCAAGAAGCTTATACAGCGCGTTATACGATGGAAACGATTGCCCTGGCCTTCTCGATTACGGAGGAAGCCGTCGAAGATAACCTGTATGACCGGCTCGCTGGTCGTTACACAAAGGCCCTCGCACGTAGCATGAGCCAGACGAAGCAGGTTAAGGCCGCAGCGGTCCTTAACAATGCTTTTGACAGCACATATACGGGCGGTGATGGGATTGAGCTTTGTGCTACGGACCATCCGTTGGTTACGGGAAACACGTTCCGTAACGAACTCGCCACGGCGGCAGATCTTAACGAGACAAGCCTTGAGCAGTCTCTGATTGATATTGCTAGCTTTGTCGATGAGCGCGGTCTTAAGGTTGCTGTTCGCGGTATGAAATTGATTGTTCCAAAAGAGCTTCAATTCACGGCGGACCGTCTTCTTGAGTCTACTCTTCGTCCAGGTACGGCGGATAACGACATCAACGCCATTCGGAACATGGGTATGCTTCCGGAAGGTTATGCCGTTAACCACTTTATCAACGACACGGATGCGTTTTTCATTATGACGGATGCGCCCAACGGTTTGAAAGGTTTCAACCGGACGGCAGTTCGTACTTCCATGGAAGGCGATTTCGACACCGGCAACGTGCGGTACAAGGCTCGCGAACGCTATGCGTTCGGTTGGTCGGACCCTCGCGGGATCTTCGGATCTCCCGGCGCGAA